CAAAAAAGCAAAAAAGAATTACGGAAAGGACTTGTAGTAAGTGTGGTGAGACAAAACCACTGGATGCAGATCACTACCAAATTGTAAAATACTTTAAAACTGGATACTCATATTACTGCAATGAATGTAATAAACCTAAACCTAGAGAATGAACCAATTTATATGGGAAAAACAAAACGCTTTGACGAGTGAGTTTTGTAGAGATACTATTTACAAATTTGAAAGAGACCTAAGAAAATTTGAAGGTGTAACACTAGGCGGACTTAGCCAAAGGAAAAAGTCTCTAGACTTGAGTATAACTTCTTGTTTGCCAGATTGGAAAAATGAAGATGAAGTATTTTATCAATCTTTGATTTCTGGACTAATAGAATATAGAGAGTATCTATCTGAAAATTTGCAAGGTCCGTTGGATGGAGTTGATTTAAAAGATACTGGATATCAAATTCAAAGGACAATAGGTGGTGAGGGCTACTATCATTGGCATCATGATTTTACTGGAGATATTATAAACGGGACAAGAAAAATTACATTTATTTGGTATCTTAACACCGTTGAAAGTGGAGGAGAAACAGAATTTATTGATGGAACTAAGATCAAACCCGAAGAAGGTAAACTAATATTTTTTCCTTCTACTTGGGATTTTGTACACAGAGGCATTATGCCCCCAAAAGGTGTAGTAAAATACTTATGCACCGGATGGTTATACTCCCTAGAATAATTATAAATAAAAAGAAGCAGAAAGTTTTGTAATACAAATGGCGGTATTAACAGCAACTGGAATTAACTTTGGTAATGGAACATCGGCTAATTCAAGAGCAAATCTTTCATTTCCATCAGGTACAGTTACGGTATTCTACAGACAGAGCGCGCCATCTGGTTGGTCATCTGTTGCAGCAAATGATAGGATGCTGAGAATTGTTTCTGGATCTGGCGGAAATGCAGGAGGAAATAATGCATTTTCTAGCACTCTTACCACCAGGAATGTAAGTGTAAATGTTCCCGTTTCAATCAGTTTCTCAGTCGCTGCTGTAACTCTTGATACAAATATGATTCCAGCCCATGCTCACCCAGCTAATAATGGCGGAAATAGTAACTCCAACCCCGGTAGCAACGTAAGTGTAGTTAATCCTGGTAGTAGCACTGGTAATGTCAACAGCGGAGGCGGAGGATCTCATAATCATCCGATAAATTATGCTGCGAATGGCCCTTTTAATACTAATATTGATATGAGAGTTCAATATAATGATGTTATTACTTGTTCTTGGAATGGATAATAAATATAAAAGTAGGAGATAGTTGACATGGCTGTATTAACTTCAACAGGAATAGATTTTGGCGGCGCTAATGGAGCAGTCAACAGTAGATATTTTGTGATTTCTCAAAATAACACTATGCTTTTTGTTCATGACCAAGCAGCTGCTCCTACCGGATGGACAAGAGTTCCTATAGATAATAGAGCGTTGAGAGTCGTAAATTCAGGTAACTCTGGAGGAACGGGGGGCGGAGTTAATGCATTTACTAATACTTTTGTTTCACAAACATTTTCTACTAATGTCCCGATATCAATTTCATCTCTTAGCTTGACGGCGACTTCTATTACTGTTGGCACTATAGCTCAGCATAGTCACCCCCTAAATGCTGGAGGTGCTGAAGGTAGAAACGGCCCTAATCCAGCTCAAGGAACTAACCAAGGAACATCTCCAGGACCTGGAACTACTGGAGGCAATGGTGCTAATGGTGGAGCTCATACACATGGAGTGAATTATAGTTCAGCTAATGGACCAGGCTCATGTCCGGTGAATATGAGCATACACTATTTTGATGTTAATATTTGTTCATATAACTAAATTGGGAGATATTTAACATGGCAGTATTAACAGCATCTGGAATTACTTTTAGTGATGGAACATCGGTTAATTCTAAGTACCAAATTTTCCCACAGGGCGTGAGTGGCGCACCATCAAGAAATGCAGTAATTTTTTATCAAGCAAATGCGCCCACGGGATGGACAAAACAAACAGCTGTCAATGATAGAGCATTGAGAGTTGTTTCAGGAACTTCGGGTAATGCGGGAGGAAATCAAACATTTTCTTCTACAATGGCAACAAGACCACTTAGTGCAAATGTTCCGGTAAGTATTTCGGGTCTTGCTGGTCAATCTGCAACTTTAGATGCTAATTCAATACCATCTCATACTCACCCTGCTTTTGCCGGAGGTAACGTTCAATCGGCCAGCGGAGGACCTGCAAGAGTGCAAAACGGCGGTGGAACTGGTAATACTGGTAATAGTGGGGGTCATACTCACTCTGTCAATGCTAACGCAGCGAATGGACCCATTAATACTAATGTAGATTTCAATATTACATATATTGATGTTATATATTGCACGTTTAATTAATCTCTGTTATAATATAAACTATTAAACCATAGTGATTATGTTTAAAAAACAAAGTGTAGGAACTTATTGTCCATTATTAAAAAAAGACTGCATTGAACATAAGTGTGCTTGGTATATGCATGTTCGTGGTATGAATCCAAACACTGGAGAGGACGTTGATCATTGGGGATGTTCAGTTACTTGGTTGCCAATGTTGACAATTGAAAATTCTCAACAACAACGTCATACTAGTGCTGCTGTTGAATCATTCCGAAATGAGGTTGTTAAGGCTAATGAACAAAACAGAGACATATATATTCAAGGGCTTATGCAACAGGGAGTTCTACCTATAAATGTAACTCCATTAACATCATCTTCAAATATTTTACAAGGAGACGGAAACAATGAGATTAACGATAGTCAGGAGTGACAATCTTATCATTAAAGATGGTATAGGATATACTGCAGATCTAACTATCTTTGATGATCTTAGCTGGATCGAAAACTATGATTTTAAGACTTGGGGGAGATTCCATGCTCTTCAATGGTATGGAGATCCTGATGAAGATGGAGAATATGGCTTTGGCGAAGATGAGCCTTATGGAGAAATTGAATTCAAAAAAAATGTATCTAATGTAATTATTAAAGAGCTAGGAGTTTATGAAAACGCTCTCTCTCTATGGGAAGCAAGTAAACTTGTTGAAGCTGAAAGAATTGCAGCTGAAGAGGCAGAAGCTCAAAGACTCAGAGAAGAAGAAGAAGCAAGAATTCGAGATGCATATCTTGAACTTGACATGGAAAATCTTATTTCTACTAATTCAGATGAGGATGATGCTACTGCACTTCAACTTGAAAAAGATCTTGAAAAATTACTTGCCGACCTTTGATCTAAAATAAAATAATTCAATTTATATAATTAACAATGAATTCTAAATTAATTGAAAATAATTATTTGGTAATACCAAATTTCATATCATCAGATAAAGCAAAACTTCTTGCAGAAGAGTTTAAAAGTCATTGTGAAACTCAGGGGTTAGCCGGAGATGACCAAGCCCCTGATTCACATGCTGTTTATAATCATATATCTTTCTTAGAATTGTTATGTGAAAAAACTCCAGAAGTATCTACTTTATTAGAAGAAACTGTTCTTCCTACGTATTCTTACGCAAGAGTATACAAAGAAGGATCTGTTTTAGAAAAACATACTGACAGAGATGCTTGTGAAATTTCTCTGACTTTGCACCTAGATGGTGATTATCCTTGGCCTATTTGGATTGAAACTCCACAACAAGAAAAAAAGTTTGTTAGTTTAAATCCTGGTGATGCAATGCTTTATTTGGGCCGCATTGCTCCACACTGGAGAGATGAATATAGGGGGAGTTATTATTCCCAAGTATTCTTGCATTATGTGAGAAGTCGTGGCGAGTGTTCTTATGCCTACTTTGATAATAGAGAAAAAGACAAAGTAGGAATTTCGGATAAAGAACAGACAAATAATAAATCAGAATCGGTTTCTAAAGTAGAAACATTGACAGAAACATTAGTAGAAAAAAACCAAACATCGTTACCAACATCACTTAGTTCTACTAAAACATTACAAGATTTTGTAAAAGTTTATTATAACATTGTTTCAGAGGAACTTTGTGATAAGATTTTAAACGAATATAAAAATTCCAGTGAATGGAATCTAACTAGAGTTGGTGATGGAGCGGTTAATCAAAACATTAGAAATTGCAGTGTTGTCCAAATTTCTGATCCAAAGATTATAGATAATAATTTTGAGATTAGAAAGTTTATTGATGTTGAACTGCATCAACAACTACTAGAAGTGGTTAAAAAATATTCTCAGGAATTTTCTCATTTTTGCCCAAGTATCGATACTGGGTATGATCTTCTTCGTTATGAAACAGGTCAATTCTATACACAACATACAGATTCTTTTCAACAACAACAAAGAAGTGTCTCATGTTCATTGTTAATTAACGATGATTATGATGGTGGTGAGTTTGCTTTCTTTGATAGGGAAATTATGATTAGAGCTCCAAAAGGATCTGTAATTGTATTTCCATCCAATTTCATGTATCCTCATGAAATTATGCCTGTAACTTCGGGAACTCGTTACTCAATTATTACTTGGTATGTTTGATGAATCTCAAGGACAAATTAAAGGGTCTACCATCTATCTACTACTTAAATTTAGATAGTAGACCTGATAAAAAAGAGTATATGGAGATCCAGTTTGATTTTTGGAAAATAAATCACACTAGAGTTTCTTGTTCTAAATATACTCCATATAATTATGATGAATGGAAAAATCTTGTAGTTTTAAATCCAGATTGGGATTATTTCCAAGATTATTTTCCATATGATTATGGTGAAATTAGATATCCAAGATATCTAGTCGAAGTTTGTTTTATGTTAACTCAACTGGAAACTATTAAAAATTGGCTAGAGACTACGGATGAGAAATACATGATCATCATGGAAGACGATCATGATTTAAGTATGATTGAATATATGCATTTTGATTGGGAATATTTAATGAATCATATTCCATATGATTGGGATGTAATTCAATTTGAAGTCGCTAATAACGTGGGTATCCCTTGTTTTCTACATCCAACAATGGATAGGAGTTGGACCGGTCCGTTATTAATAAATCGTGACTATGCTAAAAAAATAATAAGGATTCATTATACCACTGATAACAAAGTAAATTTTAATAATAAATTATCTTCGTATAAGTGGGTCCATCAAGCTAATAATCCAGGCGTAAGTGTAGATTATATTATTTCAAAAAACGGAAAAGGATATTCTATACCATTAATATACTTAGATCCGAATATTGGCTCTTATGATATAAATCTTATGCGGAAAGATCTTCCAGAATTCTTCCAACATATTAAAGATCTATACCATAACTGGTGGAAAATACTTAGAGATGAGTATACTCTTGAAGAATTTTTTACTCATGGAAAACCGAATGATTTAATTCTTAGAGTTGATCCCAGATTTTCTTTATTGGTATGAAATATGGATTTAAATAATAAATTAAAAGGTCTTCCAAAAATATATTATTTTAATTTAGATGAACGTCCAGACAGAAGAAAATATACTGAACAACAATACGATAATTACAAAATACAAAATTATGCAAGACATTCTATGTCAAAATATCAATATGAAAATTTTAATGAATGGAAAGACAAATTAATTTTAAATGATGTTTATAGTTCTCCGAGACCTAAATTGCATATCATAGAATGTGCAATGGCTCTTTCTTATTTGGAATTTTTAAAAAACTGGTTAGAAACCACTAGTGATCCATATTTACTTATTATGGAGGATGATTATGATTTAAGTTTTATAGAATATTGGCACTTTGACTGGGAATATTTAATGAATCATATTCCTTTTGATTGGGACTGCATACAAATATCATTTGAAAATAATACATTAATACCTTGTTTTTTACATCCAGTCTTGCCCGATCATACTATGGGCGGGGCATTAATGAATAGGAAATATCTTGAAAAAATAATAAGAGTAATGACCACTGATAATAAGTTTGACTTAAAAAAAAGGATAGGAAACTATAAGAGATGTCAACAAGAAGGAAACGATTCTAAATGGATACACCCAAATATATCATTTGACTACATTATGGGACATTGTGGAAAAACATATTGTCTTTCTTTAATTACGCAAAACCCTACGATAGGAAGTTTTTCCAAGAATATTATGAGAGATGATTTTCCCTCTATGGCTTTTACGAATAAAGCTGTAGAATTATGGTGGACAAAATTAAGAGATAGATTTTCTTTAGAAAATTTCTTTATGTATGGTAAACCTAATGATTTTTATATAACTTCTAAAAATATTGATCAATTGGAATCAACTTTAAATCAAATAGAAATTAATAATATTAAACTAAATAAATTGAGTTCCAACAAAAGTAATTATCATGAGTGATATTATTTCCAAGTTGCAAGGATTTCCTCATCTTAGATATTTGAATCTTAATAAAAGGGAAGACCGAAAAAAATATATAGAAGAACAATTCCAAAAATATGGAATTACTGATTATGTTCGTGTTTCTGCAGATAGATATGGTCCGCATAATTACGAAGAATGGAAAGAACAATTAACAGTTGCAGATTATGGCAAGTATATTAGAAAAGATAACATTTGTTATGTTTCTATTTTAGTTAACCAATTTCAAAGTATACTAGATTGGTATAATGAAAATATTTCTGAAACATGTATCATTGCCGAAGATGACTTAAACTTAGATACTGTAAAATTTTGGCCTTTCACTTGGGAATATTTTGTTTCGCACTTACCTTGTAACTGGGATTGTGTTCAAATGCAAGTCATTGGTGGTCAGTGGGTTCCTATGGGACTCACTGTTAGATCTAGAAATAATCATGGTGCCACAGCATATTTAATTAATAGAAGATATGTAGAGAAATTAATTGGTATGCATTATATTGATGGCAAGTTTACTTTTTATAATAACTATGGATATAGTAAAGTTTGGCCAGAATATCACTATCAATCTCCAGATTTTGTTCCATTTGAAATAGGAGTTACCTATACTTTTCCAATTTTTATAACTAATTCTACTTTTGGTAGTGATTGCTATGATGGAAAAGTTAATATGATGGCTAAAAAATCAGATTATGCTGTCGCAAAATGGTGGAAACAGGAATCAAGTAATTATTCCCTACAGGATTTATTTTCTACAAATAGTCTTAAAAGAAAAGACATGATAATTCCCATGAATTATACTAGTTATGATACCAGACAAGAATATGGACACTCTCATTCGGGAGAATGATCCTGCGAAGATTATTAATAGTCTAAGATTTAAGTTAAAGAAAACGCCACATATATTTTATTTAAATCTTGATAAGAGAAAAGATAAAAAGGAATATATTGAAAAACAATTTCAATTATTAAACATAGAAAATTTTACTAGAGTATCTGCAAATAAGTTTTCGGATGACACTTTTGGTGTATGGAAAAATAAAATCATCGGTGACCCATTGAATGAAGTTTCTAGATTATCTACACTTTTAAACCAGTTTCAAACCATTATTGATTGGTATGATTCAAATATATCAGACTGCTGTATCATTGCAGAAGATGATGTAAATTTTTTGACTGCAAAATATTGGCCTTTCACTTGGGAATATTTTTTCTCAAGACTACCTTGTAATTGGGATTGTGTTCAACTCCATGTAATAGGAGAACACTTTGTTCCAATGGGACTAACTAAGAGATCTAAAAATAATCACTCTGCAGCTTGTTATTTAATCAATAGAAATTTTGCATCAAAGTTGAAAGAAATGCATTATATTGATGGTAGATTTAAATTTTATGATAATTATGGATACGATCAGTCATGGCCAAAATATCATTACCAGTCTGCAGATTTTGTGCCTTACCAAATAGGAATTACATATACTTTTCCTTTATTCATAACAAATTCTGATTTCACTAGTGATAGTTATAAAAATTCTAAAAATTTTATGGCTAAAAAATCCGATCTAGTGATACTAGAATGGTGGAAAAACCTTATTGACAATAAATATACACTTGAAGATATCTTTAGTAGAGATTCTGACAAAAGAGTTGAACTTAATTTAAAAGTTAATTATTAAACATGACAATAGACCAGAAACTCAAAGGAATTCCTCACATTTATTATATTAATTTGGAAGATCGCGTAGATCGAAGAGACTTTATGGAAGAACAATTTAAGAGATGGGGAATCGAAAAGTTTTCTAGGGTGAATGCTTCCGAATTTTTAAAAAATGATGTCAAGACGTGGAAAGATCTCGTACATTTTCCACATATTATTCCTATTAATCGAAGAAGATCTGTGTGCGTCTCTTTATCACATTTGGAAACCATAAGGAGATGGCTTGAAGAAACTTCAGAGGAATATATGATTATTATGGAAGATGATACTGATATAAGTCCAGTAGAACACTGGCATTTTGATTGGGAATACTTAATGAATAATCTCCCGTATGATTGGGATGCAATTCAGTTAATGTATAATTCAGACATCCGAATCTATTGTTTTCTACATCCTAAGAAATTAATTACTTGGAATGGACCTCTTTTAATTAGAAGATCTTATGGTGAAAAGTTAATATCTTTATATTATAAAGAGGGTAAATATAATTTTGTTAAAAAAGTAAATAGAGTCACAAAGTCAAACTCTATAGAACCCGGAAGAATTTATACATCTTTATCAAATAAATGGAATACTGATGGCGATGGGAGGATAACAGTTCTTGATGTAGATGAATTCATGGGATTTAATGGGAAGGTTTATCAGATACCTGTATTTACATCAAACCCTTGGTTAGAAGAACCACCAAAACCACATCATATAGCTTCAAATAAAGCACATGTATATTGGTGGACTAAGATGAAAGACAATTTTACACTTGAAGATTTTTTTACATATGGAAAATTGCATGACTCCAAAATGATAATAAATATGAACATGCCTTGGTTTAAAAATCTTTTTTCATGGAAATAAAATTACACGATAAGTTTAAAAATATACCCCATATCTTTTATATAAACTCCGAATCGAGAAAAGATCTAAAAGAATATACAGAAAGTAATTTAGATAAACTAGGCATCTCAAATTTTACAAGGATTTCTACTTCCAAATTTCATCCAGAAGAGTTTGCAAACTGGAAAAACTTGGTGTATAATGTAGTATCTGAAATTAAATCAGAAGTTTCTATATCTGTATTATATCTCCACACTATTAAAAAATGGCTAGAATATACTACTGATAATTATATGATCATCATGTCAGATCATGTTGATTATAGTTATGTTGAATATTTCCATGAAGAATGGGATTGGAATTATTTGATGAATAATATTCCACATGATTTCGATTCTATTTTACTTGGATTTGAAGATAAATTAGAAATTTTACCTTGTTTTTTACATCCAATGAGAGATTCTCATGGGACTGGAATGACTCTTTTGAACAGGAGGTATGCCGAAAAATTAATTAAATTTCATTATATTGAAGGTCAATATAATTTTTTTCAAAAAATATCAAATAAATTCTGGAAAAAAGAAAATGGACTTGTTCCGTTACACTATTTTATGAATCAGTGTGGGATTAGTTATGCTATACCAATGTTTCCAAGAAATCCAGAATTAACTAAAGATGTGCATTTCAACCAAGAAACTCTTAAAAATAATAAGACACTTTATACGTTATGGTGGAAAAAGTGTAAAAGTTTTACTACTTTTGAACAATTTTATCTATACCATTCAACCAAAGATTTTTATTTAAATTTTAAACAAATAACGAGTGATGGACCAATAGGTAAAAATAATATTAATCGAGATTTCTTATTATATTAATTATGATGGAAGAGATTTCAGTTGAGGTGGCCAAAACCGGAATTGAATTACCAAATGAGCGGAAAAAAATTCCCGGTAAAAAATGGAGCCATAGGGATTATCTTGATCTAACAAAAATGTCGGTTTTTAAAAAATAGTTAAATGGAAAAACAATTTCACGAATCTGGATTAAACATCATTGAAAATCCTGATGGATCTTTTGCATTTGAATGGGATCCAAAAGACGAACGATGGTCTTGGTTAAATGACTTGACAGATGACCAAATTAAGACTATTATAGAGGAAACCGCTCAGAAAAGTGAACTTTTGGAGAGTATGATAAATGAATACCAACAACAAAGTTTGGGAAGTGATGAACGATCTTGAGATGGTGACATCCAAGATTGTATCTGCTCGTGAGATCATTGATACTGTAGCAGACGCGATTCAAAAGAATGATTATGACAGAGCAGAAACTCTTGCAATGGCGGCATATGAGTTTCTCGGATATTATCTGGAAGAGTTTGATGAGAAGTTCAAACTTGCCTGGAATGAGACTGTAAAGAAACAAAAGAGTGAGTCTTATTGGGAAGAAAGTTATTTGCAACTTTACAATAGATTCAAAAGATTTGCCAGATACACAGATCAAGAACTTGATGAAATGTGTGATAGTAAAGAAAAAGAAGAGGATGATGGTATGCGTCCTTGGGGTCACAGTGATATGGAGTATCTTACTGCAACTGGTGAAAAATTTGTTTGCGATAGGGATGATCCCTCACCTGAATGCAAAGGTGCTTGGAATTCTTTCTGGGAGGAGAACTATTATCCAGAAGAATCTAATCAATACACAGAAGAAGAACTGAATGCAATGTGTGATGCTGCTGTAAAAGTTGATGGATATTCTGTAGACGGGAAATCTCATTCAGAGTATTACTACGACTACACTCGTAATGATCCAGACCGACCAAATCCTTTTAAGACAAAAATCAACTATGATGAAGCAATTGCCGCTGGTTGGAGAATGACAGATGATGGCATTTGGATGCCACCACAAGAAACTCCTAAAAAGAAGTGGATCTTGCCTGTCGAACAAGTTCACGATGACTACTTTGTTTCTTTTCCTGATGATTTGTTAAAAACGGCAAAACTGAAAGAGGGTGATGAAGTAAACTGGGTAGATAATGGTGATGGTTCTTTTAAGATTGTAAAAGTGCTTCAACCACTTGGACCTGATGAGTGCTGATGTATACACTTGAAATGTTAAAGTTCCTGGCACCATTTGCTGGGGCTCTGTGTATGGAGAACTTTGTTTATCGTCAGGGAGAACTCTGCAACATTAGGGATTATCCCGCAAATGTGGTAAAATATGATAAACAAGATCCCAAAGATGCCTGTTATAAGGATGGTATCTTTTATCCTCGTTGTAAAGACTTAGATAATCCAGAGGTTCTTTATTATCACAATCTACTTTATGGGCAAAAATGACTAACTATGATATACTTGTTGATGCGATCTCAAACGAGATGTATCTTCTAAATGTTTCTCACGAAAGTTGGGATGAGAAAGCAGCAAAGAAAACATCCAGAAGAATTCTTGAAATTGTAGAAGAATT